ACATGAAGACCAAGCCTATTTGGAACTGCGGAGTACAAGCAGGTGTCCCTTCTGTTATGAAGGATCTATGGATCAATATCTATCTACTATCGCAGGGTAATGCTATACCTAATCCTGATCAAGCAGCATACAACATACTACTAAGTCTGGAACCGTATAAGAGCATAACCAAATTTTCAATGAGCGAAGATGGATGGGCATGTCAAGCAGGTACAACTGTTGATCCTAGCAAGATGCCGCAGTTTGGCCCACATCTATTAGAGCCGAAACCTCTATGGGATGGAGTAAACTCTACAACAACAACTGGTAAGGTACATGCAATCGTGCATCAGTACGATCGGGTACCAGAATGGCAACCCATAGTAGAAAAGAGATTTGGCTAATGGAAATCAACCTAAATGAATTATACGGATCAGTTGATCGTGCATTACAAAATGTTGGAGTACCTCCATACAAACCAGGTCGAAGCATAGTTACTAGCGTGTATTCTGATGAGTTAGCTAGCGGATATGTTCTTATGCGTGAACTGGCTATACAAAAAGTAGATATACCTGTAGAGATATTCTTTAGGAAAGGCGAGCTTTCTCTAAGAGAACAAGCTATGCTTATGAGTCCTAATCCTCATATGATCACTGTGAAAGAGATCACAGGTAAAGCTAAAGACTTTGTAACACCGCATGGCCATAGAGCAGGATGGAGCACAAAGGTACATGCTATATTTGAAAGCGAATACTCTGAAAATCTTTGGATAGACAGCGATAGTTTTCCTATACGCAATCCAGAATTCCTATTTGATGATCCGGAATATCAACAAAAAGGCAGCTTGTTTTGGAGAGACGTTTTTAGTACAGATAGAGCTAATCGATACTTTGACGGTGCACCAATCTGGACCATCTTTAAGATTGACGTAAATGATGCAGAGCCATTTGAATCAGGTCAGTTTCTTGTGAATAAACCACAGTGCTGGTTTGAAATGAATCTAGCAAAACACTATGCAGAAAATTGTGAAATCTACTATCACTTTGGTGGCGATGCAGAAACATGGCGAATGGCATGGCAATACTGTCATCAGATGAACGGTAAAGTAAGTCCAAGGATGAATTACCATATGGATCCAAATGGTCCTTATGGCTTTATGCCATACGGTCCATTCCATAAAGGACTCCCTAATCAATATGGAAAATGGGGTGGCGGAACTGTAATGGTACAGCGAGATAGGTCAGGTATAGAACTTTTTAATCACAGAAACATACACAAGTTCAGGATAGGTCAAAACGACTTTTACAGTGATATTACTAACGAAGCTAGATATCATGAAAGCGTAAATCTGCTAAGTGTACTGTTTGGTATACAGCAATGATAGATCCAGTTACAGCAGTAAAATTTCCTGCAGCATGGAACATGCACAGAGAACCCGTAAGACCAAAGAATCTACGCATTGACTACTGCGGCGGCATGAAGTTTGATGATAACTTTGACTGGGATACTATATGGTACGATTGTATCAAAGTAAACGAAAAATACACGTTGCTGATTGGACCTCCAATCTACAATGAAGCAAACTGGTTTACTAACAATGTAGTATTTGTAGACGAGCGTAGAAATAATCTAAAATATAGATTCATTGATATAGATCGAGTTAGTATCTGTTTGATAGAATCAAGCGTGCAGCACACTTCACTAATCATGATGAGTTCTGCAGCAGAACCTGTTAACATAAAACAAAACGTAGACGATGGATATTTCAAAGGTCATAAGGTAATAGTGACTCTACAGAGAGATAATCCTATCAGCTGGATAGAGCAGTGGATGGATTATCATTATCAAAATCACGGTATTAATGGATTCTTGATATATGATAATGGTAGCAAAGATTATAGCATAGAAGACCTAGATGCACGCATATCTAAACCACATCTAAAAGTTAAAGTAGTACCTTGGCCATATCCATATGGTCCGCAAGGAAGTGACTATGCACCATGGGATAGCGATTATGGCCAGTATTGCATGTTAGAACATGCAAAGTATAGGTATCTATCATCTGCACAGATGGTTATTAACAATGACATAGATGAATTGATAGTAACTAACGGCACAGACTTTTCTGAAGTTACTGAGCAACTTAATACAGTCGGCTGCATGCTATATCAAGGTGTTTGGATAGAACCTTACGATATCGTTAATCAACAGAGTGCACACGAAACTGAGCTTACACAGCGTAGATTTGCAGACTATCATTGCACAGATGATACAAATACCAGAGGTATTGGATTCAAATGGTTGCTTAATCCAACCATGAACATGCAATATCAGTGGTTAGTACATAGGATAGCTGGTCCATCACAGAATAATACAAAGCTATGGTATGCACATCATCTATCAATGAACACAAACTGGAGCTGGTCTCGAGATCATTTCAACGGCAATGTAAGCAATCTAAAACCCAATAAAGATCTAGAAACATCACAATCAAAAATAAAGGTCTAACATGAGGTTACTATACGCAGTACATCGGTACTATCCATTTCCAGGCGGATCAGAATATTATGTACAAGCGATGGCTGAAGAATCTGTAAAAAGAGGTCATACGGTTGCTGTACTAGCAGGAGAGCACCAGGGTGACCAAAATGGGGTAAGAGTTACTAACGATCCAAACATCCTCGGAGAACAATGGGATCTAGTAATAGTACACGGCGGCGATGTATACCTCCAGAATTTTGTGCTACAAAATGCTATTCGAATACCAAATCCAATCTTATACATGTTGATATTACCTAGCAACAGCGATATTACAGTACAAGCATTAAAGGATTGCCAATATCTTGGATGGAGTACGCCTTTTGATATAGCACATATACGACGTTACGATCAAACTCCCAAAGCTAGACAAGTAAGACATGGTATAAAAAATCTAGAGAGCATTGGTAAACCTGGATTCAAAGAACGATATGGCATTACTAAACGCATGTTCTTAAGTTGCGGCGGTTACTGGCCAAATAAGCAAATGCGCGAACTTGCTAGTGTGTTCAAATCTGCAAATCTTGATGATGCAGTGTTAGTGACTACAGGTTATGATAATCGTATGGATCTAATGCCTGCTGCAAGCGACAACGTAATACCATTGTTGTTAGAAAATAAACAAGATGTGTTTGACGCTATATTGGAAGCCGAATGCTACTTGATGCACAGTAGTACGGAGGGATTTGGCTTAGTCTTACTTGAAAGCATGCTAAACGGAACACCATGGATTTCAAGACACATGGCCGGAGCAGCAATGCTTGCTAAATTTGGACGCACATATACTAGCGACGAGCAATTGGTTAATCTGTTAAAAGATTTTAGTAGGGAAGATTTTGATCTAGTTGCTGCAAAACAATACATCATGGAAAATCACACTATAAAATCTACAGTAGACGATATAGAAGCTGTTGTATTAGGTAAGTGATATTGAATCTAAATCCATTCCGCGTCTAGCAAAATCGTCACGCACATCTGCTAGCTTTTCGTCGGCTTTAGGATCATTTTTAAGTGCTAATAGTATATGTTCTACGCTATCTAAATTGCGGCGTGTAGCCTGTTGATTTAACAATAGTTTTGCCACAGCATCTGGGTCATTTGAGATCAACCTATTGTCTGATCTATCATATATACCACTTTTCATATTCAGTTTTAGACCCATGCTTTTAGCCATGCTGTTGATCATAACATTACGATCAACGCATTTGAATTTACTAGCAGGATCAGAATGATGTACAAATTTTGACCATTCTATATCAGGAGTAAACATAAAATCTGCTTGTGCAAATCCATTAGCAGGATCACCTTTGATGGGAACACGAAAATGAATATCACCGCCTACTTCGATCCAGCCTTCTTTATATCCAGATTTTGCTTTAGCTGTACGAGTGTTACGTATCTGATCGTTTGGTATATTTTGCTTATTGCACCATGCAATTAGTTTGTCTACTATTTCCTGTTTATCAAACAGTGTGCTATCTACTGCAATATCAATATCACCGCTATCTGGTTTTATACCTGTGCTGCCGATGAGATTTTGACGCAACGGTATTCGTAAGATGCGTTCGAGCCATGCAACAGTTGGAGGAATTTCGTCTTTGGTGATTCGACGAGTCAGCGGTACACCCTGCTGATCTTTGAAAACATTGCCGCCTTCGAGAAGTTGTTGATAACGCATGTGATATTTATTGGAAACAAACACAATAAATAATCCATGCGTGAGTTCATAGACATTATTTCCTATGCCTATAAGACAGTAGGCGAACAGATAGCAGAGAGTTTTTCTCTAGCTGCTACCCCATTACGCGACGAAGACATAGAACAAGCTAAATTACCATCAAATGTTAAAGAAAAACTATTCCATAATAGAAACCTACCAAACGGAACTAAGGTAGCTGTTAGGCTCAATCTTAATGGCAAGGTAGACAACTATTTCTTACAAACTGTGCATAATAAATCAGCATCAGGTACTGCATTAGGTTATGATGGCGCTGTTACTGTACGCAATGCAACGTTCCAAATAAGTCAGCGTGCTAGAGAACTTATTGCTACTAAAAAAGAAAACAAGTTTCCAATGGCAGCAGTAGTCGGTAGCATAGTTCAGAAACCTGCTGACTTATCAGGTACTGAAATACGATTCAATCCGATGCAAAGCCATTTGTTTGAAGATCTCGACGGTCATGCTGTACGGTCAGCAGAGGAAGTTACTGTATTCAATACTAGATGTTATGCAAGAGGCCGTATTGTATATTGGGAAGAAAGTGCTGCACCTAAACCATTAGGAAATGTTCCAAGCACAAGCAAATTCAAAACTAATCAGCTTGACTAATAATCATATCTGCGTAAACTAATATTGCAATAGATAGTCCTACAATCTGTCAGACTTGCAATTAAAAGTTGCACCTCCTGTGCATAAGAAAACCCCAGGATTTCTCCTGGGGTTTTTTGTTTGCGTAACTGCGCAGTTCTTAGAGGAACTTGAGGTGTGCTGTGTTGATAGCAATACCAGCGAGGTAGTCGGCTGCATTGCCCAATGACGATGCAGTGTTTGAAAGTTCCAGGTAACCATAACGTGACATGAAACTTACGACTGGTTCGAAGGTATTAGGATCAATGATGACCCCTGAGCTTGTTAGCGGAACGTATGGGCAGTAATAAGCTGCTGCATCAATTTCGCCTGGGCCCTTGTAACCAACAAGAACGTTTGTGTCGTCAGCAGCATACTGGTTTACATAAACACGCATGCTGTTGTTCAGCGTACCAACGAACTTTGTGTTTGTTGGAGCTTCGAAAGTACCTTCTGTGGTACGAGCGAATGCTGAGGTTGTAGCTGACTGCAGGATTGTCAAAGCTGTTGGGCTTACAACAACCCAGTTACCAGCACCACGACGTGTGCGGGCAGCAATCAGGTTTGCACCACGGTTGATTAGAATTGCTAGAGCAGCATGTTCGTCACCAACGAATGTTGCAGTACCGCTTACTGAACCTTGGTCATATGTAAGAGTTGTACCAGCTAGAGCACCAAGAGATGTCAAAATTTCCTGGTCAATTTCTGCAGTGATTTCCTGTGCCAAAGCAGCCATGATTTCTGCTTCGATGTCAATACCCTGCTGAGCCTGTGCATCCTGAGCAGCTTCAAAAGTCCAACGAGCTGACAGTTTACGTGTCTTAGCTTCGACAACTTCTTTCAAGATCTGGATGTTCAGACGCTTACCAGCAACGCCTTCAAGGACGCTAACTGGAGCACCACCTGGTACTGAGCTGCTTCCGTTACCGCTATAGAAATTAGCGATCTGGAATGGGCTTAGTGCTTCAGTGTTGCTTGCTACGCCAGCTGGTGCACCAAAAGTGTCAGCATAACGTACACGCAGTGTATGGATCTGGCCAACTGGGCCAGTCATTGGCTGCACGCCGATGATTTCGTTCGCAATAACCGTCGGCATAACACGACGAATTACTGGGAGGATCACCTTGTTGAGAGTAGCAATGTTACCAGCACTTGATGCACCAGGAGTTGCACTTTCAAATAGTATTCCGGACTTGCCTTGCAGGTCCTTTCTTGTATTCTCAAGGATGACTTCCATTACCTTCTTGCGATTGCCGCTCAGACCTTCGCAGAGTGCGGTTTTGGTAGCCGACCAATGAGTTTCAAATAGATTCTTGCTCATTTTTGTAGCTTCCTTCCTTTATTTGATGCCTGCGAGATAGAGAATTTGACCAATATCTTGGTTGTTGTCTTCTCTGACCGCTTCTGACAGCTTGTTTGGCCTGTCACCCGTGAATGCCACGGTTTTATTTTGAGCATTTTCAGACAATTTCTGTTTGATCACGCTCGTTGCTTCACCGTTCATCACGGTTGGAAGATAACGATTGAAGGCTTCCTTCAAGTTTGCTGTCTTGATATCCCTCAACATTTCTTCCATGACTGCCTTCTTATCACGTGCAAGAGGTGCGAGCATCTCATTAAGAGTCTCGAGCCTTGCAGCGCGATCGTTAGCAACCTTGACTTTAGCCTCTACAGACTCAACAAGTTTTTGCTTGTCTTTAATCTGTTTCATAGCCTCGTCAATTCGGGACTGGCTTTCAGCCAGTTGCTTTTGCAGTGCTTTAACTTCGCTGCCTTCTGAAAGGTAGCTAGCCATATACTCAGCTGCAACAGCTTCAAAGATCCTACGACCAAAGTTGTTTTCGCGAGCAACCTTGATGTCATCACGCCACTGTACTAGTTCGTTACGGATGACTTCATTCAACGTCTTATCTAGCGTTGCAGTTGCCTTCTTTACAAACATAGTCTTAGTTTCGTTGATCTTCTGTTTGCCCTCAGCGGCCAGCTTTGCACGCTGTTCGATGAGTGCTTTCTTATCAGTTTCAAATTCGGCAATCTCTTCTGCAAGTTTCGAAACTACGAATCCTTCCAGCTTTCCAATGCGTTCTTGAGTTTGTTTCTTAGCGTTTTCTCTAATTGCCTCAACTTCTTGAGTCAATTTCTTGCGTTGTGATTCTAGCGTCTTGCGATCTTTGACGAACTCTGATACTTCTGTTTTCAACTGACGTGCAATAAATGCATTCAGTAGCTTTGTATGTTCCGAAACCTTCTGCTCTGCTAGCTTCTTAGCTGCCAGGGTTTCCTTGCTGAGCTTTGCCTTCTGTGCTATTAGAGCAGCGCGATCTTCTGCGAACTCTTCTAGTTCAGATTTGATGGTATCGTTCAACATCTTTTCCATGGCTTCAACAAGGGTTGACTTGTCTGAAGCATATCTTGCAGCATAATCTTCCTGCAGTTTGGCCTCGGCTTGCTTGACCTTAGCGTCAAACGCTTCTTGGAGCGCAGTCTTGACCTCAGGGCCAAGTACTTCGTTCTCAAGGAGCTCTTCTATCTGTTTTGTCATCAAACCGACTCCTTATCTTAATTTCAGTTCATCGACCCAGCTTAGCAGTATTTTGTTAAGATGCTTCTGTGCAGTAGCATCATAACGTACAGCTTCAGCTAACTCATGGACTTTGTACCCATGCTTACGACTCATGATTGCCTCGTACATAGGTACGGGATAAGCCTGAGGTGCGCTTGGTTTAGCAACGATATCAACGGTCAACATATCGAAATCGCTGACCTCACCGTTATCGTCAACATTGCCTGAACCACGTGAACTGACACCCAGTTTTACGCCGCTGCTTAGTAATGTTGAAATGATATTACCACACGGTGTTGGCAGGATTTGAAGCTTGCCGTAACCGTTACCGCCATCCATCCACATTTCTGTTATCTTGTGGCTAACACGATCTAGATGGATCTGTAGTTCTTGTGGGTGATCACACTCACCTAATACACCAGAATCCTGTTTGATCGACTCGTTAAGAGTATCAACAGCTTTACGGATTTCATTGACAGGATAAACGCGACCGTTGTGATTGCGTATGCCACCTTGGATGAAGATGCCTTTCATATAGATGCTTTTAGGCTTCCCATCTTCCGTGGTTTCGGTGATTACCTCTGCACGAGCAGTATCATAGTTAAGATGTTCAACCAGTAGTGTGTTTTTCATCAATATACCTGTTGAGTTTGGTGTAATATTTAGTACATAGTTTACAAAACGCCGTTAAATGACGAAATTTTGCTTGAAATACCGCAGCTTAGCGTAGCTGCGGTATTTTCATTGGTAATATTACCTACGAGGAGCAGTGCTCAGTGGGCTACGAGTGTTGCCTTTACCGAACTTTGTGTCAGTGCTGTTCAGTGCGCTAGCTGTTTCTTTTGCACCGTAGTTGCCTGTTTGCTCGTTTTCCATACCGTCGGTTGATTTCTTACGACGGTTGTCTTTGTTGCCTAGTGGCTTGCTTGAAGGAGCAGTTTCGCGATTATAATCGCTAGCTGTCTTGCCAGTTCCAGTCTTTACTGGAGCTGCACCCATACGCGAAGTCTGGCTTGCAGGAACTGGGCTCTTAGCAGCAGCGTTTGCGTCTGCACTGCTATACTTGCCTGAACCTACTTCACCTTTAGTTGGTGCAGTAACTTTTTCAAGCTCGATAGCTTCAGCAAGATCGTCAAAGTCACCTTCGGTGAAACTTTCGTCCATTTCTTCCTGTTCTTCTTCGCCTTCTTCTTCGCCTTCTTCAGACTCGCCTTCTTCAGACTCGCCTTCTTCGTCGGTCATGCCGTCCATGTCGCCTTCGTCACTTCCGCCTTCTAGCTTGGCAAATTCAGCACGTAGATCTTCTAGAGCAGATTCTAGTTCACCCATGGTGTTTTCAATGTTGCTCATAGGATCGCCGCCCATGTCATCTGCATCGCCCATATCATCCATGTCACTCATGTCGTCCATGTCATCCATGTCATCCATGTCATCCATGTCATCAGCAGCAGGTTCCATGTCATCCATGTCGCCTTCTGCATCATCCATATCCATGATGTCGTCTTCGGCTTCGCCCATTACTTCTTCTGCGTCGATCTCATCGCTGAGTTCTTCTAGATGACTATCATGCGACATGACGTCATGACGGAAATCGCCATCTTCTAGTGTATCTTCTTCCATCTCGTCGTCATTGATCAGTTCTTCGTGAATTGCACGAGCCTTTTCAATGAAAACTTGATGCAATAGTTCCTTTGCCTTATCTTCTTCGCCGTTGACGAGGAATTCAAGGACTTGTTCTAATTTCTTGCTCATATCCTATCTCCTTAGTAAAGTGGTACAGACTCGAGCTTATTTACACAGCAGATAACTTCTGCTGCTCAAATAGGCATAAAAACGTCACTTTTGTGAAAAACGTCGATTTATCGACTTAGAATACTTTTATCACCCACATACAACCAGGTAGATTGTTAGATGATAGATTTGGTATCGTTTGCAAATGGCTATCTGAGATAACAACGTTTTGTCCATTGCATATATACCAACCATATGGTAACGCATCGCAAACTGGAACAGAAATAATCGCAAGTGGAGGTAGATACGCAGAACCAAATGTAGTATTGATGGTTGTAGTACCGCCGTCGATGACGCCACTTCCTATTACCGCACCGGTTAGATTAAGTGTAGTACCAGCATCTAATGTACCAGGTTTGTATCCTAGTGCAGCAATAACATCATCTGCATTGATAGTAGAGCCTGCAATAACGATACCGTTACCGCCGACTGTAACTTTAGTATAGGTACCAGCAGAAACTACAGGATTCAAATAAACAGGTAGAGTTACGTTACTGCTGCCGTCAAAAACAACACTCCCAGAAGCACTACCAGACAATGTAATCTTCATTGGTTTAGAAAATGCATCAGCATATTCTGCTATACCCCAATACTTCATACCGTTAGTGTCAGTAGCAAGGGTTATGCCAGGACCAAATCCATGAGGAAATCTGCTAGCAACTGCAAACAGACTATCGTCAATAGTGATAGTTGCCGGTAAGCTAGCAGCTGGTAATGCTACTTCGCTGACTGAATAGATTATCTGATTACCTGCTAGCCCAAATGCGATACCATGCCCGCTGATGCTAGCGGTAGCTGTGCCAGAAGCGCCATCAAATGGCGGAGTTAGTATCTTCCATTGGGTACCGTTGTAATACTTCAAACTAGCAGGCACAGTATCGTACCACACTTGACCTATTAACGGATTGATAGGTGCAGTATTAGCAGCAAAATTCTGCAGAATGTTTAGGAAATTTTGGTTGATATAAACACCAAAATTAGTACTATTTGCCCCAACCAATGATATGCTAGTGCTAGTAGTATCAACTGTATTATCAGGTATACTAATGATACCGCCACTGGTTTTTGATATATTGTATGTCATACTGCACCTTCAGCAGGGGGAGCATATTGTATTTCTAAATTATCTGCATGCACTAGATCTTCTAGGTCTTTTGCTGCACGCATCTTCTTTAGTTTGTTTAGGTGCATGAGGGTTATCTTTGGTTTTCTTTCATCAGATACAGTAGCCTGAGAATATCTATCATTCTCCGGTGAATAGTATTGACCTTGAAATTCTTTTGCTTTCATCTACTTGCTCCGACTGCGATATTTATGGCGATCAAACTCCGCCTAGGATACCGCCACCTCCGCCTGGTGCTCCGCCGCCGCCTGGAGGTGCACCAGCTGCTTCGCCGCCTTCTGGTGGAGGTGCACCCTCTTCTGGTGGAGGTCCGCCTTCTTCTGGTGGCGCACCTCCAATGTCCCCCATATCTGGTTCAGGTCGTATTCCAACCGCACCCATATCAAGAGAATCGCCAGACTGTGCTGCTCCGGTCTTAGATTTGACTTTTGCAGCGTTTTCTTCTCTCCACATCTGTTCGTTTTGTGCAATTTCTTCTTTAGTCCATCCAAGATATCTCTCAAGAGCAAAACGTTTACTGAGATACCGGTTTGCATCAGATCCCATGAGAGTCGAAAACACGTTAATGTGTTCGCTATCCATCTGTGTTTGACGATACTGACTAAAACTCTGAGGAGGACAAAACTGAAGTTCAAAGAGATTGCTTTGTATTTCAAGTCCTCTGTGTTTCAAGAACAGCTTAAATTCCTTGTCAAGTATAGGAGCTAGGAGATTCTGCAGACGTGTGCAGTATTTGCTAAAACGGTATTCCTGTACGAATGCAGTACCAACTTTACCATCATTATAAACACCAGTGCCATCATCTGGACCAGTTGGTAGATAACTGCTGGGCACACCTAATCCACGAATGAGCTTGTTATTAAAATATTTTAGATCGTCGATCTGCCCGAGGTTATCACCACCGGCTAGATTTTCGATCCTTGTACCTTTACCATCTGCGTTGGTTGCAAGGAAGAAATCTTCGTTGATGCTAATAGGATTATAGGCTGCATCAATTACGCTTGTACCGCCGCCGGTCCTATTTGGTATACGACGTTGATATATCTCATTCTTTACACGTTCAACGTATTGCATAGCACGAGGTCCGCTTAGACTACCCACATCAATATAGAACACTCTGCGTTCTGGAGCACGCACTATGCGGTAGATCAGTATGCAATCTTCTAATAGATCTTTCTGCTTGTATACCTTATATACACTTTCTAGTATGCTTGTACCAAAAGGCCATTGATTGTCCATACCTTCTGATAAGCTAAGATGAACAACGTGTGTAGAATCAACTGCTGTATCTTGTGGTCTGTTATCAAAACGACTGCTGCGGCTACCGCCTGTGCTAGCTAAACCATAGTTTACAGTGCCAGCTCCCGATGACGGACCGCCTTGACGAGGATATCCGCCCGGAAAACTAAACTGATCATGAACTAGCATGTTACTGCCAACTAGGGTGTTAAGGTTAACATCTATGTCACGTATAACATACTGTTCTATGTTTTTACCTTTGTTTTCGTTAACAATTATCTTTTCAACTTTGGTAGGATCTATCCAAATCAACTTGAATGTTTCTGGATCACGTATGAAAACTTGATCACCATACTTGATCACGTTACGGAACATGCGCCATATGCGCTGTTGCCATTTGTTCAATGCACTCCACTGCTGTAGCGATTCTGTCAACAGCTTGATTTCTGTTTCGCTCAGCTTGCCTTTATAGGATAATTCAAACGGTTCTTTACCGCTATCGAAGCTCTGCGTGCTAAAATCCGCAATAGTATCAAGACTTCGGCTTATCTCGCTGTCTAGATCCATCTGTTCGTATTGTACATAACGTTCGATACGATTCGGAGCACCGCTATAGACTTCTGGCAAATAACTGTTATACTTGGCAC